CGGTCGGTTAGATCGGTGAAGTGGCGTTGCGTGACGGCCACCGGTGCCATCTGTGCCGCAGGCGAGTGGACATGACCCTCACCGGCAACGACCGCATGGGTCCGACCATCGACCATCTCATTCCCGTCAGCGCCGGAGGTGACGACGTGCTTTCCAACGTCCGCCTTGCACATCGGTCATGCAACTGTTCTCGCGGTGCTCGCGGTGACGTGCAGTTGCTCCTCGTCGGATGAGCGCACGCAAGCCCGACCACCAGCGCATCCGTCGGGCCGAGCCCGTTCACCCGTGGGTCGACCTCCCGAAGGCCGGCCGTCCTGGCCGTGCGCCGGCACTGCCGAAGTGGGCAGGGCTCACCGGCCGGTCGAAGCAGTGGTGGGATTGGGCGTGGAAGCTGCNNAGCTGCCCGAGGCAACGCAGTGGCATGCCGCCGAGGTGGCGTCTGTCGTGCGTCGCGCCGAGCTGCAGTCGCTGTGGGACGAGTCTGGAGACGCCAAGTTCCTAGCTGAAATGCGTCACCTCGAGAATGCCTTGGGCATGACGGCGAAGGCCCGGCGTGATCTGCGCTGGCGCATCGTGGACGGCGACACGGTGGTTGAGGAGAACGGCGCGCCGGTGCGTCGCAGCCGTGGCGGTCTTCGCATCGTTGACGATCAGGCTTCGTGAAGGGCTGGCGCGGACCGGAGTACGAGGGTGAGTTCCCGTCGCTCGGTTGGCAGGTCGTCGACTTCCTCGAGGCGGGGGTCAAGGTCCCGGCCGGCCCGTTGTACGGGCAACAGATCGAGCTCACCGAGGATCAGGTGCAGTTCTTCGTTCGGCTCTATGCGCTGTCCCCGGAAGGCCGGGGGGTGTACCGCCGCGCGTGCCGCATGGGCCCGAAGGGCAAGGGCAAGTCGCCTGAGGGTGCGATGTTCTGCCTCGCCGAGTTTGCCGGCCCGGTGCAGTTCGACGGGTGGGATGCTCGCGGTGAGCCGGTCGGCAAGCCGAGGGATTACCCGTGGGTGCAGGTGGCCGCGTGCTCTGAGGAGCAGGACCACAACCTGTACGGGCCGTTGCGGGAGATGGTCGCTGAGTCACAGTACCTTGACGACCTCGGCATCGACCTGGGCAAGACCCGCATCGAGTTCAAGAACCGGCCGGGGAAGTTGGAGCCCGTGTCAGCTTCGGCGGGCGCACGCGAAGGGCAACCGATCACAGCGGCCGCGCTCGAGGAGACCGGCTTGTGGCTGCCGTCGAAAGGCGGGCCGAAGCTGGCGCGGGTGTTGCGACGCAACGCCGGCAAGACGAATGGGCGCAGCGTGGAGTTCACGAACCCGCCGGCGCTGGGTGAGGGTTCGGTCGCTGAGTCGACGCTGGTGGCCGCCGAGAAGGGTGAGCGTGGCCTGCTGTTCGATTGGGCACAGGGCTCGTTCGTGGATGACCACAAGAACCCGGAGAACCGCGAGGCCGTGTTGGCGTCGCTGCGCTCGGCCTATGACGACGGCACCGGTAAGCCGGTGGAGTGGATCGACTTAGATCGCCAGTACGCCGAGTTGTTGGACGCCGACACGACCCTTGCCGATGGCTGCCGGTTCTACTTCTCCCTTGCACGCAAGGCCGAGAACCGGGCGTTCGACCCGAAGCAGTTCGACTTGTTGGCGGACCCGACTCGCATCCCAGAGGGTCCGGTGGTGCTGATGTTCGACGGGGCCCGCACCCGTGACTGCGCCGTGTTGACGGCGTGGGACGTCGGTGACGATGACCGCCCGCCGCATCACTTCCACGTCGCTTCGTGGGAGCGGCCGACGAACGCTGACGCCGGCTACGAGCATCCCCGTGGGGAGATCCGCTCGGCGGTGCGTGACTTCATGGCGGAGCACCTGTGCGTGATGTTCGCCTACGACTCGTCGTTCCACGAGCTGAACAGCCTCTATGACGAATGGGTCGACGAGTACGGCGAGCTCGAGCCCGGCAAGGGCGTCGGGCTGATGGTGGCGTACCCGACCGCATCCGGGCAGCGCATGGAGAAGGCGTTGAAGCGCATCCAAGAGGACTGCCGTCAGGGCCTGTTCTCGCACGATGGCAGCGACGTGGTCACCCGTCATGTTCACAACGCGGTCGCGGCGAAGAACCGTGGGGGTTGGCTGATCTTGGACAAGGAAACGGACAGCCTGAAGATCGACGCTGCAGTGACGATGACGTTCGGTTACGACCTTCTCGCTGAGGCGCGCGAGGAGGCGGCGCTTCGCCAGCCCGGCGACGTGTGGTTCGCGTTCACGTGAGCGGCGATCTTCGTGCGGCGTTCGTGGGTGCGTTGGTGGCGTCGCTGCTGGTCACGACCGGCGCGGCGTGGTTCTCGTTCGGCGCCGGTCTGATCGTCGCCGGTGTGTGCGCTGCGGTGGTGACGGTGCTGTTCCTGGTCGACGTGGGAGGTGACGAGTGAGGCTGATCGAACGCATCGCACGTCGCCCGACGGAGGCCCGCTCAGGGTTCGATGATCTGGTCGCCCAGTTCGGTGGGGTCAACTACCTGCTGGGCAACAACACGCAGCAGGGCCCGCCGGGTGTGCCGTCGGAGTCTGCACCGGCGGGGTTCCAGTCGATGGTTCAGTCGGTGTACGCCCGCAACGGGATCGTCGCTGCGTGCATCGCCGCCCGGATGGCGCTGATCTCTGAGGCCCGGTTCAAGTGGCGGAACCTGTCCGACCGTCGGATGTTCGGCAGCGAGGCGCTGTCCATCCTCGAGCGGCCCACCCCGAACGCCACGACGGGTGACGTGCTCGCCCGGTTCGAGCAGGACGCTTCCCTCGCGGGGAACGGCTACCGGGTGCGTATCGGCAGCCAACTGCACCATGTCCGCCCGGACTGGATGCACATCATCCTCGGGTCGAACATGGCCGAGAGCTACGAGATCGCCGACGCCCCCGATGCGACGGTGGTCGGGTACGCCTACTGGCCCGGCGGTGCAAGCGGAAAGTACGACCCGCTGGTGTTCCGCCCGGTCGACGTGGCGCACTACGCCCCGGAGCCCGACCCGCTGTTCCGTTTCCGCGGCCAGTCGTGGATCACGCAGGTTCTGACCGAGGTCGACACGGACCGCCAGCTCACCCAGCACAAGGCGAACTTCCTGGAGCGTGGCGCGACGCCGTCGTTCGCGATCAGGTACCCGGAGACGCTGAAGGACCGTTCGCAGCAGGAGCAGATCGTGGACCTGTTCGCGGAGCGCCACGAGGGCGCTGCGAACGCTTGGAAGGCGCTTCACCTGTTCGGCGGTGCCGACCCGGTGACGATCGGGTCCAACTTCCGTGACCTCGATTTCAAGTCGGTGCAGGGCGCGGGCGAGACCCGCATCGCGTCCAGGGCTCGTGTCCCGGCGTCGGTGCTGGGGATCTCGGAGGGCCTGGCCGGCTCTGCGTTGAACGCCGGGAACTTCTCGCAGGCCCGCCGCCAGTTCGGTGAGCAGTTCGCCTACCCGTCGTGGCGGCTGATGTGCGAGGCGCTGGCGCCTCTGGTGGCGGTGCCTGCCGGCGCCGAGTTGTGGTACGACACGACGGACGTGGCGTTCCTGCACGAGGACGCGAAGGACGCCGCCGAGGTGGTGTCGACGCAGGCGACGGCCATCAGGACTCTGACCGACGGCGGGTACGACCCCGACGCCGTGGTCACGGCGGTCACCGGTGGTGACCTGTCGACGCTGCTTTCGCAGCATTCGGGGTTGGTGCCGGTGCAGCTGCAGCAGCCCGGCATCGGGAACATGAACGACGGGCCGTCAGCGCCGACCCCCGACACTGGAGCAGCCTGACATGGACGCCCCCACCACCGACCTGTTCAGGTCGACGCCACCGATGGAGATGCGCGCCGCCGACGACGGCCGCATGACCCTGTTCGGGCACTTCTCGGTGTTCAACCGTTGGACCGAGATCGACAGCGTGTACGAGGGCCGCTTCATGGAGCGGGTCGCGCCTGGCGCGTTCGCCAAGACCCTGAAGGAGTCCGGGGCCCGAGCGAAGATCATGTGGAACCACGGCAAGTCCGACCTGCTGCGTGACGTTCTCATCGCCAAGCCGCAGGTCGCCCGCGAGGACGATCGCGGCGGGTACTACGAGGCCGAGCTGTTCCGTGGTCTGCCTGAGTGGCTGTACGAGGGTCTACGTGAGGGCGTGTACGGCGCCTCGTTCCGGTTCCGTGCGATCCGCGAGGAGTGGGTCGACAGCCCGAAGCGTTCCGAGGAGAACCCCGACGGCATCCCCGAGCGGACCGTGGTGGAGGCGCAGGTGCCCGAGTGGGGCCCCGTCTCCTGGCCGGCGTACGCCGACGCCACCGCCGGCGTCCGGTCTCTGTCCGACCGCTTCGTTGATCTCAGCACCCTGCCCGGTCGCGCCGCCCCTGTGGCACCCGACCTGGACAGCGCCGCTACCCCCAGCATCACCCCCGACGCCGACGACAGCGCCAGTCACCTCGAGGGGCCATCAGCCCGTGAGCGCCGAATGCGTGCGCTCCATCTCAGAGGAGTGATCCTGCAATGAACCTTTCCGAGCAGGCCGCCAAGCTCACCGAGCTCCGCGACCAGATCCTGTCCATCGCCGACGCCGAGGGTGACCTGTCGCCCGAGGACGCCGAGCGCTACGAGACCCTGAACGCCGAGTTCGACGAGCTCAAGGCCGCCCACGAGGCCGACTTCGTGCGCGCCGCCGAGTTCGCCGAGCGCGACCAGGCCCTCCGCAACTTCAAGGCCGGCGCCTTCGAGTCGACCGACGCCCCTGCCGATCGGTCCGCTCCGGCGTTCCACCGTGAGGTCAACCCGTTCGACGAGCGGTACATCGCCGAGGTCGGCGCCCGTGAGGCCGCGAAGCGTGCCATCGGTGAAACCCGCCACATCGATGGCGACGCCCAGGAGGAGGCCGAGCGCAAGCTGGCGCTGTCCGCCAGCCACGTCGACATGCGCGGCTTCGACCAGTACCTCCTGGTGCACGGCTCCGACGAGTACACCTCGGCGTTCCTCAAGATGACCTCCGGTCGTTCGTGGGACCTGACCGACGCCGAGAAGCGGGCGTTCTCCGCCGCCCAGCGGTTCGACCAGGAACGGGCCATGAGCCTGACCGCCGCCAACGGTGGCGCGCTGATCCCGTCGTTCCTCGACCCGACGGTCATCCTGACCAACGCGGGCACCGCGAACTCGATCCGGCAGATCAGCCGTGTCGTGCCGGTGATGTCGAACACCTGGACCGGTGTGACCTCGGCCGGCATCACGCTGGCGTACGGCACTGAGGCCGGTGACAGCAGCGACGTGGCCGCCAGCTTCGAGTCGCCGGCGATCACCTGCTACAAGGCCTCCGGTACGGTCCCGGTGTCCATCGAAGCCTTCGAGGACATCCAGGGCCTCGGCGCCGAGGTGGCCCGCGAGATCGCGGACGCCAAGGACCGCCTGGACGCGCAGGTGTTCACCAAGGGCACCGGTTCGACCCAGCCCATCGGCGTGGTCACCGCGCTCTACGGTGAGTCGTCGCGCTGGTCGTCGCACACGACCAACTCGGCCATGACCGCCACGGACGTGATGAACGCCCAGAACACCCTCGGCGCCCGCTGGCAGAACCAGGCGTCGTGGATCGCGTCGCTGCACTACCACAACCGGGTCCGCGCCTTCGGCACGGCGTACTACGGGGAGACCCGCCGGTTCGACGAGCCGATCAGCGACAGCATCCTGGGCCGTCCCGCCTACCAGGCGTCGGACATGTCCACGGCGCTGTCGTCGGTCACGAACGTGGCGTTCGTCTACGGCGACTTCTCCAACTTCGTCATCGCCGACCGCGTCGGCATGGCGGTGGAGTTCATCCCGCACCTGTTCAGCGCGGGCAACACCCTGCCGAACGGCCGTCGCGGCTGGTACGTCCACTACCGGAACGGCTCGGACGTGGTGAACAACACCGCCTTCGTGCTGTCCGTCAACCCCGGCGCCTGAGGCGCCTAGCGGCCGGGCGGGGGCACTGCCCCCGCCCGTGCCGTGCCCCCTTCAGCGCAAGGAGAGAACATGCTGTATCGCGCAACAACGCACGCATCGGTGTACGTGGAGGCGCTTGACCGTGAGGTCGCCCTGTCGCCGTTCACGGTGCTCGATGACCGGGACAAGGACGACGCCAAGATCCTGAGGGCGCACCCGGAGCTGTTCGCCCCGGAAGGGCCTGAGTCGGCCACCGCCGCCCCCGGCGAACGGCGCGGCACGTCCCGACGCCGTCCCTCCTGATGGGCGACTGGACTGACCGCCTGGTCGAAGTGAACCGGTCGGCGGGAAAGTCGAAGCTGGTCATCGCGCACCTTCACCCCGGCGAGGTCTCGACAGTGTTCGAGGAGTCGCTGGTCAACACCCTGAACTTCGACCTCGCCACCGACCAGCGCCTCTACCGGCCGGGGCAGATGGGCCTGCTGTCGGTCCAAGCCGGCGCCGGGTCCATCGCAAGGGCCCGCAACCAGGCGGTCGCAGGGTTCCTCGACGGGCACCCCGACGCCGACCTGCTGCTGTTCATCGACTCGGACATGGGGTGGGACCCGCAGACGGTGTCTCGTCTCGCCGACCAGATGGACGCGAACGGGTGGCCGATCCTCGGTGGCCTGTGCTTCACCCATTCGCTGGTGGGACGGTTCGAGGGGCACGCTCCCGCTGAGGAGATGCACCCCACCCTGTACCTGTGGGACGAGGACGGCAAGGGATACGAGCCGCAGTTCCACTACCCGCCCGATGCGGTGGTGACCGTGGGCGCTACCGGCGGTGCGTTCCTGATGATCTCCCGCCGGTGCCTCGAGGCGCTGCGTTCTGCCGAGGGTGACGACTGGTTCTCCCCGGTGATGGTGGAGGGCAACCCCCGGCCGTTCGGTGAGGACATGTCGTTCTGCACGAGGGCAAGGGCGCACGGGTTCCAGACCCGTGTTGACACGGGCGCCAAGATCGTCCACCACAAGTCGCAGTGGATCACCGAGGACGAGTACGTGCATTCCCGTCGGCCGGCGTCGTCGGCGGTGACGGTGGTGATCCCCATGAAGGACCGGCTGGAGCTCACGAAGCGGCTGCTCGGTGACCTCCGCGGTCAGGGCGGCTACTCGGAGATCCTGATCATGGACAACGGTTCGACCGAACCGGAGACCCGTGCGTGGCTGGAGTCGCAGCAGATCGCCGACGTGTTCGACGCCACAGGGCTGGGTATCCACGAGATGTGGAATTTCGGTCTGGATGAGGCGTTCCGCCGTCACGGTGGTCTGGCTGACGTGGTGTTGTTGAACAACGATCTTCGTGCCGGGCCCCGGTTCCTGCGCCGTCTGGTGGGGGGGATGCGCTCGACGGACGCATCGGTGGTATCGGGCAACTACGACGGGCGGCCGGGTATCGGCGTGCAGCCGGTGCGTGGGATCTGCGCCGGCCGCTACGACGGGTCGGGTGGTCTGGCGGGGTTCGCGTTCGCGATGCGTGCGGAGTGGGCCGGCCGGTACCGCTTCCCGACTGACTGCGCTTGGTACTTCGGCGACAACGACCTGTGCGCCTCGGTGGAGGAGGCGGGCGGTTGGTACGGGGTGGTGTTGGACGCCCTGGTGGAGCACGTCGACGGCGGGTCGAACACGTTCGGTTCGCCGGTGGGTCCGTCGTTCGAGGCGGACCGTGATGCCTTCTTCGAGCGGTGGCCGCAGTTGCGGCCGGCCGCGTAGGTCGCACCTCAGCGCAAGTGGTGCCCAGTTGACAGGGGGAGGGGCGCTGCCCTCCCCCTGTCATTCCTCAGCGCAAGGAGAACGGGATGAGCTGGACGTTGCTGGTCCTCGGCCACGGTCGGTGGGACTACCTGGCCCGAACACTGAACGCACTGGAATCCTCTGTGGGGGTCGGGTTCTTCGACCGGCGCATCATGTCGCTGGACGTGGAGATCGCCCCGGAGATCGCCCCTGGTGGCGTCTCGTGGGAGATCCTGACCACGGGCGGTCGGAAGGGTCTGACCGCGAACGTGCAGCAGGGTTGGGATGCCCTCGGCCCGAACGAGTGGGTGTTCCACCTGGAAGAGGATTTCCTCGTTCACGAGGCGCCGCTGAATCAGATGGCGGCGGTGTTGCAGTCGCACCCGCTGGTGTCGCAGATGGTGCTGGAGCGCCAGCCGGTGAACGCCTCCGAGCACGTGAACGGTGGCCTGTTGGGTGGTGACAACATCCCGACGTTCACGGCGCACGGTGGTCCTCGTGGCCCGTTCTGGCGTGAGCAGCGCCACCTGTTCTCCTTCAACCCGTGCGTTTACCACAGCAGCATCGCCACCGAGGGTGGAACCGAGCGTGTGGTCACTGACCGTCTGCTGGCCGATGGCCGGTCGTTCGGGTTTTGGGGCGCGCAGGGTGATGCGCCTCGGTGCGAGCACATCGGCGTGTCTGGCGGCATGGGGTCCGTGGGGTGGCGGGCATGACGGTCTACATCCTCGGCAACGGGGGCCACGGCCGCGACCTGGCCGACATCGTCAGGGCCGTCGGTGCCGTCCCCTCGATGCACGACGACAACCAGGACCGGGGCGCGCCGCTGCCCGATGGCGTGTCGTTCCTGCTCGGCATCGCAGAGCCCCACGCACGTGCCGCACGTGACTATCAGCAGAACCAGCCGTACAGCCTCCACCATCCGAGCGTGATCGGCTCCGCTGCCTGCGGGTTCGGTGCGGTCATCGGCGCCGGCACCACCATCGGCCCCGGTGTCACACTCGGCCGCCACGCTCACGTCGGCGCCGGCTGCACCCTGACCCGCACCGCCGTGGGGGACTACTGCCAGATCGCGCCCGGTGTCGACATCGCCGGCGACGTGAGCATCGGTGACCGGGTGTTCGTGGGTGTCGGCGCGACGATCAGGAATCTCGTCACGATCGGCGACGACGCTGTCATCGGTGCCGGTTCGGTGGTGCTCCACGATGTGCCTGCCGGTGCGACCGTGGTCGGCATCCCCGCCAGGATCATCAGTCTTGCCCCACACGACTACATCGGCACAGTGGGCATCGACTCCTGCCACACGTGCCACGGTGCGTCGTCTGACCCCGTCCACGATTGGCGGGCCGCGTGACCGTCATCGCCATCACGATGGTCCGAGACGAAGCCGACGTGATCGGCCCCGTCATCGCCAACCTGTTCGCCCAAGGCGTAGATCACATCATCGCCGCCGACAACCTCAGCACCGACCGGACCCGCAGCATCCTCGAGCAGTACGACCGGCTCACCATCATCGACGACACCGAGCCCGGCTACTACCAAGACGCCAAGATGACGAGGCTCGCCCGTCAGGCGCACGACATGGGCGCCGACTGGGTGCTGCCGTTCGACGCCGACGAGGTGTGGTACGCCGAAGGTGGCACCATCGCCCAGGCGCTCGACACCGTCACCGCCGACGTGGTCATGGCCGCCGGGTGGGACCACATCGTCAGGGGCGACGGCGACGCACCGTTCTCCCCGTGGCGCCGCCAGCAGCCTCAGACGCTGTGCAAGGTGGCGTTTCGGGCCCGACCGGACGCCGAGCTGAACATGGGCAACCACGACGTGCGTCCCGCTACGCAGCGCCAGAGGGGCCCGCTCCGGTACCGCCACTTCCAGTACCGCAGCCTGGAGCAGATGACCCGCAAGCTTCGCAACGGCAAGGCCGCCTATGAGGCGTCCACGGTGCATGAGCTGCACGGCACGCACTGGCGTGAGGGCGGCGCACTGTCCGACGACGACATGGCCGCCAAGTGGGACGACCTGTGCTCCGAAGAGGGCCTGGTGTTCGACCCCGCACCCTTCAGCGCAAAGGAAGCAGCATGACCGCTGACCCGTATGACGCGTGGCGCCGCCCTCGTCGTGACTTCACTCTTCCGCCCCAGCACTTTCAAGACGTGGCCGATGTGTATCGGTTGGCTTTCAATCGCGACGACGCGCCGACGAACAAAGTGGCTGAGGTCTTGGGGCTCGCTCGTTCAACGGCCGGACGGCACGTTCAGCGAGCGCGCGCTATGGGGTTTCTGCCGCCAACTCGAAGCGGAGCGAAGGCGGCATGAGCGCGACCGTCATCATCCCCACCCTCGACCCCGACTCAGACATGGTCGCCCGGTGCCTCGAAGCCATCGGCCCCGAAGTCGACACCAAGGTCATCCACGACACCAACCGGGACGGGTTCGTAGCAACCTGCACCAGAGGCGCCGACCAGGCAACCGGTGACGTGCTCGTGTTCCTCAACGACGACACCATCCCCCAGCCCGGATGGCTCGACGCCATCGAAGCTGCCGTGACCGATGACCGGATCGTCAGCGGGCTCATGGTCTACCCCGACGCGACGGCAACATCCAACACTCGGGGGTGTTCTTTCGTCGCCGGGCCGGGACGCTGGAGGCGTACAACCGGCAGACCACCGCCCCGTCCGGCGAGGTGCCCGCCATCACCGGCGCATGCCTCGCCATCACCCGCAAACGGTGGGACGACCTCGGCGGGTTCGACGCCGGCTACCTGAACGGGTACGAGGACGTCGACCTGTGCCTGCGTCACCGTGAGGCCGGCGGGCACGCCTGGTACGCCGCCGAGTGC